ACCGCAACACGGCAGCTTATGGGGCCGGCGCGATGGCGACCGATGCCGGGGATCTGACCTTGCGGATTTATACCGATACCGGGGTAGGTAATCAGATCGTGGTGCTCGTGGATGACAGCGTAACGCCCTTTGTCGCCAACCAGTTTTATAAGGTCGAAATAGCCAGCAATGGGGCCACCGACCCGGTGCTGACGGTCTATCTCGATGGGGTGCAAAAGGGCTCGCCCGTTACCGCCACCGGGGCGGCGACCGCGGGGCTGGGGGCCGTCTTCGGGCTTCTTACTGCCAGTGCCCTCGCCCGTCAGATGTTTGTGGATTGCTTTTATGTCGAGCACGCACGCACCACAGCGCGATGATAACCCGGGGCATTGCCATACCTCTGGCGCAGCCCGCTGCTCCGGTTTCCCCGTATGCCTACGACTTCACCCTTACCGATACCCTTGACGATGCCCTCGAAATCCTTGTGGGGGGCTCCTTCGGTGGTTTTTATGTTGCCAGTTCTTCGGTTTTTGACAGCGATGGCAACACCAATGGCCGCAATCCCGATGACGGCATGGCCAGCTGGTCTTTCCCCCTGGTTACCGCCACTACCTGCAGCGAGGCCCTGCTGCGCGTCGTGGTCTATGGTCTTCCTTTCGGAACCTGCAGATTCAGGGGGGAGAAAAACGCGGGGACCACTCGTTTCTCAGCCGCACACCTGCCTTCCAGCGTGGTCGCCAATGCCACCACGGCTATTGTCTCAGGCCAAGCCCTGGCCCCGGTCGGCATGAATACCTATGACCTGACCGCTATTGTCGTTGAGATCATGGCCGCTACCTGGGCCAGCGGGGACAGGATAAACCTGTGGGCCGAGGCCACTTCTGCCTTTGCCTCGGGTTACTTCCGCTCGGCCTCTAACCCCCAGGCCGCAAGGTTGACCATCATTCCATGAACTTCACCGCGCTGCAGGCTGCCGTTGCCGACTACATCCACCGTTCGGATCTGGGGACGACGCAGATCCCGTCCTATTTCATCGAGTTCGCCAGGCTGCGGATTGGGCGCGACGTGCGCGGGTTGGCTAACCTCAAGTCCACCACTATCAGCAGCTGGACGAGCTCGGCCGCAGCCTTGCCGGTTGACCTCGGACGGCTGCGCACGGTGAGCTTCGGGGGGCTGGCCCTTACCAGTATCTCCTCTGAGGAGCTTGGTTGGTATTCAGGCTCCGGTGAGCCTGTCGTTTACGCCGTCCGGGCACAGCAATTCGTGATCCCGGGAGTTGGGGCCTCGAGCAGTATTCTCATCGAGTACTGGGCAATCCCGGCGGCATTGAGTGCGGGCTCCGATATCTCGGCCGGGATGGCCGAATGGCCGCATATCTGGATCCATGCAGCCACCATCGAGGCCGCTTTGTGGCAGCGCGACTATGAAACGGTGCGCACCCTGACGGAGTTCTACTCTGCGGAGGTTGAGCGCATCAACCACCAGTGTCAGGAGCAACTTTTTGGTAATGCCCCGGCGGTGGTCGCCGATCAGCCCATGCTGCAATCCGCTGGCTGGCTGTGACCAAGGTCGCGACCCTTAAGCTCTGCGGGATCATAAACGAACCGCCCCCGCAGACGGTCCCTCTGCAGTTCTGGACCGATGGCCTGAACATGGTCCCGCGCGCCGGACTCATGGTGCGCAAGGATAAGGCCACCGCCTATGCCCCCGCCGGGTTGGTGAAGCCCGCCTATGGGCTGTCCTCGGACAAGCTGCAGTCTACCTTTTTGGCGGCCACGGCCACTTATTTCTACGGGGGCTCAACCTCGGCTATCGGGACCGCCTACATTGCCAAGGTCCACTCGGTCGACGCCGGCCTGGGCACCTCCACCGACCGCACCCCGGCGGGCTGGTCGAATGCCAACGCGTATCATATCTGGTCGGGTTGCAGGCTCAATAATACCTATTACGTGTTGAACACCTGCGGGGAGTTCCCGGTGTTCTGGGATTTCTCCGCAGCCCTGGCGGCGGGCCTGGTGAATTGGCTGGGGGGCACTGGTTCTGCCAGCCGCTGTCAGGCGCTGCGCTCCTACCGCGAGTTTCTGGTTGCCATCGGGGTTAATCACAGCGTGGATGGTTTCCAGCCCGATTCGGTTTACTGGTCAGATGCCGCACCCGGGACCGGGGGCCCTGCCACCTGGACTGCGGGGGCCACGAATCTCGCCGGCTCTGCCATCCTGCAGGGGCCAGGGGGCTATCTGGTCGACGGCCTGATCCTGCGCGAGACCTTCTACCTCTATAAGCGTGGCGCGGTGTGGGCGATGAACCGCGTCAACAACACGAGTATCTTCAAGTTCGACCTGATATTTGACTGCTTCGGGGCGCTGGCCACGAACTGCATTGCCTCGGATGGCCAGTTCCATTATGTGCTGACTGGTTCCGATGTGATCCGCCACGATGGGGTCAGCTATGAGAGCCTGCTGACGGCCCGCAACCGGGCCTATCTTGGCACTGTCAATGTGGACACCAAGGCGCGGCTCGCTTTTTGTTATTTCAACAAGCATCGCCACGAGCTGCATGTGTGTCTCCCGGTGGGAGGGTTTGACTACTGCGACCGGGATATCGTGATCAACCTGCTGACCGGGGAGCAGACCATCATGACCCCCCCGGGGGGCATCGGCTCTTCCATGTTCGAGGAATCCTCAACGGGGGTCTCACGCAGCAATCTGTTGCTGGATATCAACGGCACGCGGTTTGTGCGCATGGAGGACCCCTCGGGGGGAAACTCGGATGCCGGTGCAACCTTCGCGCCCAGCCTCACCCGGGCGGGGCTGCTCTTCGGCCCGACCCCCGACAGTAAGTCAAAAATATGCTGGATCAGGCCCCGGGTCTCGGCCCCGGATGGCGCGGTTACTCTGACGGTGGAAGTGGCCTCGACTGCGAATCCCGATGATACCCTGAGCTATGGCACTGCGCGCACCTTCGCCACGGCTTCCAATGAGCGGGTACATTTCGATCAGCAGATCGGGCGCTTTCATTCCGTGCGCTTTTCCACCTCTGGCGGCCTGCATTGGGCCATTGAGGGCTTCGACGTGGGCTATGACGAGCTGGGGACCGATTGACCTACGCCGCCCGCAAAGTTGCCGGTTCCTCTGAGACCCGCGAGTTTCGCAGGCTCGCCCAGGCGCTAGAGGAGCAGCTGGCCGCCAGCGCCGGGGCCATCATCACCGTCCAGGATGAGGGCAGCGATCTTGCGGGCGCCCCGCATGACACCCTGAACTTCGTAGGTGCGGGAGTGGTGGCCGCAGATGCCGGGAGCGGGGTCGCCACTGTAACGGTCACCCCGACCGTGCCGGGTCTGCAGCGGATCAAGAAGGCCTCCAACGAACTTCGCGTAGGTAACGTCTTTGGGCAGACCCCAGGGGCAGATAGCGATCTCGTGGGTTATAGCCTGGTGAGCGGGGAGACCTACCAGGTCTCGGGATTGCTCGTGCTGCTCGGCTCCGTATCTACCGGGCAGGACCTTGCGGTCGCCTGGGGCGGGAGTGCAACGTTTTCCATCGACCTGACAGTCTTTCATCTCGTGGACCCCCTGAATGCGGTGGATCTGTCTCCGCCGTTCTATGAAATGAGCGGGGGCATGACCATAACGGCTCCTACCAGGCTTGACAGCGGTCAGATCCTGGTGATCAGAGGGATCATGGTCTGCAGTGGCACGGGGACCCTCGATCTCGATTGGGCGCCTGCGATCAATAATGCCGAATCCATCGGCTTTACCGCGGGCTCGTTTCTGGATGTGCAGCTGATCGAGAATACATGACCCCGTTTGCCCTCATACATGACTTGCGGCCCTGGCACCGTATGATTGACCGGGCGCTCGAGCATGACCCCGACGGGCATACTTGGCTCGAGGTCGCCGAGCGGGTGAAGGACGGAACCTTTCTCGCGGTGGAAATCCCCAAGGCCGCGGTGCTGATTGTCGAGCGCCTGGACACCCCCGCCGGCGCAGCCCTCAGTGTCGTCTTGTGTGCCGGTTTCTCCTATAGTCGCTGGCTGGGTCAGGCGATTGCTTTCCTGAAGGAACTGGCCAAGGATCAGGATTGCAAGTGGATCAAGGTCGCCGGACGGGAGGGCTGGGAGAAAATCCTGCCCCGCTACGGTTTTCGCAAGCGCAGCTCGGTGCTGAGCATGGAGCTTTAAAATGGTCTCATTCGGTAAAGGCAGCAGCGGGGGCGGGGGCAACGTGTGGAGCCAGCAGGCCCCGTTCCTGCAGTCCCTCTACGGTGGGGTGCAGAATCTCGCCAATTACCAGACGGGGGGAGGATTCCAACAGGCCCAGCCCAGTGCGTCTGCGGGGGCCCCAGCTGGGCGCAACGTGCATGGGAGCTTTCAGCCCTGGCCCGGGCAGCAGCAGGGGGCTCCGGGCATGACGAACTATCAGGGCTCGACTCAGCAGCCCGGGGCCGCAGGGGGCTCTCCGTGGGGACCCTATGCGAGCGCCGCAGGGGGTCTCTCCCAGTCTCTGTTCTCAGGCGCGAATCCTTGGGTTCAGGGCCAGATCAATAACCTCGGGCAGAACCTCGGTAACTTCTATAATCAGCAGCTGCTTCCGGGGATCAACCAGCAATCGAGTTTCTATGGGGGCACCGGCGGGGGCCGTCAGGGGGTAGCCCAGGGACTGGCAGCCCAGGGGGTTGCCCAGCAATTCCAGCAGGGGGCGAACAATATCTACGCTCAGTCCCTGCAGAACGCGCCCGATCTGTTTAACCTCGGGATGGCCCCGTGGCAGGCCCAATGGGAGCCCTACCGCCAGATGGCGGGACTTCTCGGCTCGCCTACGGTCTTAGGGCAGGGCACCTCGGGGGGCTTTAACTTCGGGTTCCTGAACTGATGGCTACCCTGTGGCAGCGTATCCTCGATGCCCGCCTGGGGCCTGATCGCGACTTGCTCTTTGCACAGAAACAGCAGCAGCAGAACGAGCTTCTGGCTCAACAGCAGGCTCAGTCCCGGGAAGCGGTCAAGGCTGCCGTCAGTCCATTCGGTGCCGAAACCGCCGCCCAGCTGGGCCCGCTGTTAACCTCGGGAGACCCCCAGCTGCAGAATGTGGGCAACCAGATGCTGGCAGGTCTCATGCAGCAGCGAGCTGCGCTGGGTCAGGGCCCATCACTGGAGCAGCAGCGCCTTGAGCTTGACCAACAGCGGGAGGAGCGCCTGTCACAGATTGACCCGATGGCTCTGCAGCGCCTGGCGATTGCCCGGGAGGCCGAGGACCGCAAGCGCCTGCAGGCGGGGCGACTCCCCGTCGGTCAAGTGGAGGCCATTATCGAGCAGGAGGCCATGAGTGCCAGCCTGGAATCCTCACAAGCGGCCATGCGCCCGGAGTATTTCGGCTTTGGCCTGGGGCCTTTTGCTGAGGCCACCCGGGAATACAAAACTCGCTTCGGGGACGACGTGCCCTTTGTGACCTTCTGGCAGGATATGGATACCCGCCAGGCCCAGCTGCGCCACGAGCTTTTCGGAGCCAGCTTGACAACCAACGAGCAGCGGGCCTGGGATCGGCTCGCCATCAAGCCCACCGATTCCTTTGCGGCCGCGGCCGGTAAGCTCAAGGCCCAGCAGGCGACCCTATCCCGTAAGCGCGGGGTCAGAGAAAGTATCCTGCAGCAGGGCGGTTATAACGTGCCCCCCACCCGCCCCTCGCTGGAAAGCCTCCTCGGGGCCCCGTAAATGGCCTTCTCGCCGGAAAAAATTGCCTTAGCCCGAGCGGCCGGATATAGCGATGAGGAAATAGCTGCCTACCAGCAGTCTGTCGTTGCACAGCTGCCGGTAAAGACGGGCCAGGAAGTGGCAGCCGAATACGGGGGCTTCCCAGAGGAGCAGGGCTTTGGGCCCCAGCTCAATATCGGGGCCGGGGAATTACTGACCCGGGGGGAAATCCCTGCCCCGGCAACCGCGGGAGCGGCCGTAGGCCGGGGACTGCCCGCCGCAGCACTCAGCCTGCTGGGCCCGGTAGGGCTCGCAGGCTCGACTCTGACCCAGGCGGGGCTTGGCGCCGGACAGGAGGCCCTGCGTCCCGGTGCCACCCGGGAAAGTATCCTGCAGCAGGGTGGGGCCTCAGCGCTGGGCAATGTCGGGGGCTTTGGCGCGGGCCAGATTGCCGGTCGCGTGATCAATGCCATTACCGGGGCAGCCCGCAGCATCGGCCAGAAGCTGACCCTGGATTCAGGTATCCGCCAGTCGCTGGGCTCGGCTACGGGCTCAAGAGCTATCCAGCAGGCCGAGGCAGGGCTCGCCCGCAATCCGATCACGTCGCGCCCGTTCACCGCGATGGAGGCCCGCAACCAGGCGGTGCTCGGCAAAGCCCTTAACAGGTTCTTAGGGGTGAGTGAGGAGCTGCCGATAGAGGAGGCCATGTCGTCAGCCTATCGACAGTCAACCTCGGCCATCAACAAGGCAGTTCCTGATAGCGCCCGTATCCAGATGCCTGCCGAGCTCGCCGGTAAGTACAAGCTGATTTCAGAGGCTGGGGAGGCTATCGAGCTGCCGAGCGGGGTAGCCCTGATCGACGGGGCGACCTTTAAGGCCCAGCGCAGCGAGCTCACCGCGGCACTCAAATCCACCAAGGCGGGGGTGAGGAAACGCGCCCGGGAGGCCATCGAGCTCCTGGACGGGGCCGCAGCCGGGGTCCCGGGAGTGGATCAGGAGCTCTACCGGGCAGGCCGTCACCAGTATCGGGCCTGGAAAACGGCAGCCGCGGGGCGCGCTGTCTCGCAGGATTTCAGTCGCGTTAATGAAACCTCCTTGCTGACCAATCTGCAGCGTTCCTACGGGCAGGGGGCTCTGAGGGGCGGGCAGGCGACCGGCTTCCCGGAGGTCGATGAAATGATCGCCACCGCCCGCGATATGGTCAGGGTGCGCAATCCGGTGCCCAACAGCGGCACTCCGACCGGCCAGTGGGCGCTGCCCGTCATTGCGGATGTGGCCACGACCGGGGGCCTGGGCACGGTATCGGCGCTCGCCGCCTCGGAGCTCTCCCAAACGGGGGCCGGGTTCGGGGCCGCAACCGGGCTCATGCAGAACCCCGAGATTTCCGCCCGCCTGGCCGCTATTACGGCGGCGGCAGCAGCGCGCGAGGCTACCCGGCAGAAGCGATGACCATAGGCCCCGAGTATCTCTCCCAGCTTTTGCTGTTGGGGCTCCTGGGAGTGATCGGCTGGCTGATCAGGGCGCGGCTGACCGATGTAGCCTCCCGCTTTGACGAGCTGCAGGAGAACGTCGAGAAGCTGCATGAGGGGCAGGCGCGGGCCCGCGAGCGGCTGATTCGCATCGAGGGGCAGATGAACGGCGGGCGCACCCAGGTTAATATCGGGGCTCCCCATGACCCTTAGACAGGCGCGTTGTCTCTTTACCCACCTGCTGACCATCCTCCTCGAGGAGGCCGAGGCCCTGGGCTTTGAGGTGGCCATTGGGGAGACCGTTCGTGATGCGCAGACCGCCGCGCGTAATGCCAAGGCCGGCAAGGGCATCATAAACAGCCTCCACCTGGTGGGGCTGGCCTGTGACCTCAACCTCTATCGTGGCGGGGTCTATCTGGGGGCGACGGAGGATCACCGTCAGCTTGGCACCTATTGGAAGGCGCTGCATCCATTGTGCCGCTGGGGAGGCGACTTTAAGCGTGCGGATGGCAACCATTATTCACTCTCCTGGGAGGGACGGGCATGATTTCTAATCCGATTTTTGTATTGCAGGTAGCGAGTTTCGTGTGTTTTGTGGTCGGAACCTTCGTGTGGACGGGCAGGCTCACCGCGGCAGGTCTCGCCCTGTTGGTGGCTTCTCTCTACCTGATCAAATGATTACCGACCTGATTTCGGCAGGCCTGCAGATCCTTGACAAGGTGCTGCCTGACCCGGTAGCCAAGGCAGAGGCCAAGGCAAAGCTACTCCTGTTACAGCAGCAAGGTGAGCTGCGAGAGCTCGAACTAGAGCTGCAACGCGATCTCGCTCAGAGCGCGACCAATACTGCGGAGGCTGGCTCTCAAGATCCCTTTGTGCGGCGCTGGCGGCCTGCAATAGGCTGGATATGTGGGATCGGTCTGGGGTATCAGTTCCTGCTTCAGCCGCTGCTTGCGTGGCTATCTCCTGCTGTAGCTTTATCAGCGCCCCCAGCCATAGAGCTAGGTGATCTGTTGACACTGCTAGTCGGGATGCTAGGTCTGTCAGGTATGCGGACTGCGGAGAAGATAAAAGGGGTGGCATCTTAAGTCACATCGACCCCGAGCCACCGCCCGAGCAGCCACTCCCGTAACTCGCCCCGTCTTTAGGCAGGGGCCCCCCGTTGGTACAACCCGCCGGGGTGCCCGAGGTGTCTCCGGTCCCGCTCGAGGCCGGGGCTGCCTTTAATCTGTCGGTGAGGTATTTCGCATCCATGAGCGGGCGCCTGATCGCATTACGTGGGTCGGTCTTGAGGTTGACAGTCTGCCCCCGGGCAATGCCCATTGAGGTTCTGGCGTTGACTGAGGGGTCAGCAGCGCGGGCTAAGGCAAAGGTCCCGGAGGCAAAGGCCGCAGCGACCGAGGTGCCGCATTGACCGGAGACCGGAACCTGGGTGTTGACCACCACGCAGCCGGGGGCGAGCGCATCGAGCATCCAGGCGGAATTACTCCAGCAGCCCACGCGCCCGGGGCTGACATAGGTGTCGGTGCAGGTATAGGTCCCGGTCGCCACGCTCCAGGAATTTGACACCTGGTCATAGCTTGCGCCCACGGCGAAGGCATCCCAGGAGCAGGCGGGCTCAGGGAGCATAGTCTTTTTCCCTGAATTCCCGGTGGCGACCACGGGCACCATGTTGAAGTCGGCCAGATCGCGCATCAGGTTCGCCCAGGCCCCGGCGCAGGATCCGGTGAAATAGACCGGGGTGGCGAAGGACATATTGACCACCCGCACGGGGTAGACGGCGGAGTTATCAAAGAGCCACTCGATGGCTGCCAGCACGGCGAGCGATGACAGCGCCCCGCTGGTCGGGGTGCCTCCCACCTTGAGGGAGACGATTTTTGAATAGGGCGCAACCTTGCCAATGACCGACGCCAGCAGGGTTCCATGCCCGTGTAAGTCCCGCGGATTGCCTTGCGAGGAAAAATCCTTTGCCACAGCCACTTGCCCAGTCTTGTAAGGCGGGTAGTCATAGAAGATTCCGGTATCAATCACCGCGACATAGACCCCCAAACCTGAAGCACCTGCGGCAATGGCGGCGGGCTGGTTGATCAGCGGGATGGATTCGGACACCTGGGTCTGCAGATCCACGACGGGCCCTATGCTCGCCACAGCGGGGTCACGCTCCAGGCGAGCAAGGGCTGCGGGGGTGTGAACCTCGACAATCAGGATCGGCACCAGGTCATAGCGGCGGATGATGCGACAGTCAGCAGAGAGAATACGGCCGATCAGCTGATCGGCTGCCTTCTGGTAGAGGGCGGCAAGGCGAGCCTTGCGCTGTTCGGTGCCGTAGTTCTGCGGAATCTCAGCCTTGCCAGGGACTGAATACTCGACCTGCAGGAGCTGGGGAAAGTCTGCGGCCTCCATGCGGGAGGCGAGCAGGAGCAGCAGCAGGAACAGAGTTAAAGGTAGCACCCAGTGGCTGCGGGCCTGCAAGCGGTCGCGCTCGGCTTTCACGGCTTGGTATGGCTGCGCTTCTAACTCCGCTTCCAGCTCGGCACATCGGGCTTGCAAACTGGCGAATTTGTAACGCGGTACTGCGTCCAACTTCGAGCGCAGGGCGGTAAGCTCCTTGTCCAGCTCATCGTTCTCGTCTGCGCATGAACTGTACCGGCTGTTCAGCCTGTCGATGGCCCACTGCGGATTCGCCTGCACTCCTGCACCGCGATAATGAGGCTCGACATAGAAGTAAATCTCGTGCAGGTCTTGGACAAGCTCGCGGATGCGGGCCGCGGCTCCCAGCCTCACGTTAATGCCGGGGTCGGTAGCTGAATGCAGCGCGTCGCACAGCGCCTCATCGCTCTGTGCCGCTGAACGAAGGTCGGTCATGGCTTACACCTGTGTACTTCTACGCGCCACGGTCTGCTTTTGCCTTTGACGACATAGCGTGTGTTGCCGAAGTCGCCAGCCTTTATGAACACGCTCGTTTCGCCGCAGTGCTGGCAATGGCTGCGCAAAAGGTCGCGAACCAGCTCTGACGCTGTTGGCTCTCTCGCCGCTTGTCGGGTCATGGCTTGGCCTTCAGAATTTTGGCAAGTGCGTGCCTGAAGATTCTGCATTGATGCGTTACGCCCGTGTTCGGGTCCTGAATCACTACATCAATGCTGTTCTTGTTGGAGTACCACCAAGCATCGCCAGGAGCTTTAGCCTGCGCCTTGTACGGCCCGCCTGTTTTCATCTGCGGCTTGCTCACGTCTCGCTCCCCTTGCACAGAGAATCGTTGGTCACTGGCACCCAATCCATGCACTGGGAACAGTACTCGGTGTCGTCATACTCTACGGGCAATAGCTGATGCATCCACTCATGGCCGCAGACGTCGCAGGAGAGGTGCAGGTAGGTCATGCGCGAAGTACTTTCTTCAGAACGCTGACCACCTGCTCGACGTTCCTGACCATGAATACCGGCCAGCCCCCGAGAGCTGCGCGATGGTGGAAAACCTTCTGGCTGGGGGTCAGGGTTTCCGCCGGATCCTTGACCTCGATCAGGAAAGCCCGGCGCCCGTGAAAACAGAGCAGGTCCGGGATCCCCCGGGCCGAGATAGGGAAAGAGGTTACCCCGAGCTTATCAAGGGTAGCCCTTACCTGGCCCTCGAGGCGATCACGTCGCGCTGCGACTCTCATTTCCAGCCCCACCGCCGGTAGGTATCCCGTATCCATTGATCCACGACGGGCGTGCCCCAGCCATACTTATAGAGGTCATCGGGACTCGGCCCGAAACCGGTCTGATCGACCCCCTCCTGACCGGTGGCGCGCTGCTTGGCTGTGAGGTAAGCCTCGATATCCTCGCGTGCGGCCGCCTCGCAGACCTCGTTGCAGTAAGCGCCATCGAGCAGCGGGGCATCGCAGGCCTTACCGCAGCAGGCACAGATCCCGAAGAGCGGGGTTTCGTCTGATTCAGAAAGGGATGTCATCGTTGATTTCCTTGTCGAGCTTGACCCCGGTGGCACCAGCAATCTTGGCCCTCAGGTTTGCCTGCAGCACCGGGTCGGCCCTGGGCGGGTCGCGGGCGGTGTCCAGGGCCAGCTTGTTCTTTCCCTGGATGGTGGGGTCATGGAAGACATAGACCTTTTTCCTGATCCACTCGTCATCATCGGGCCCGAAGGTGCCGATCAGGTAGGAGAGCATGGTATTGTCGAGATCAAGCCCCGGGCGGTCCTCAACGAAATCAAGTGACAGGCGCTTAAAACTCCCGCCCTTTTTCATCTTGATGGTTTTCTCGCGGCAGTCCCTGATAGTGAGGACTTCCCCGGCATTGGGCTCATAACAATCGTGGGTCAGATAGCTCTGGTTCTGGGCGATGAACTTACTGCGGTCCATTTACTTGATCCTCCACACGCCAATGCAAGCCGCGAGCGTGCGGCAGGTAAAGGCCTTGGGGCGGTAATGACGGAGACGGGTACTTACCCCCTGGATGGAGATACCCTTGATCTCGACCATATCGCCTACCTCCATATCTCCGAATGGATATTTCGCATTCCCTCGAGGAGGCAACGAGACCCCTTTGCGGATGGGGCTGATATCTATAGCTGACACGATTCTTCCTCCTGGAAGGACTGCCACATCTGGCGGTTGACTAGCTCGAACCAAGAGCGCGAGAACTTGGCCCCCGCCTGCTCCAACAGCTCGAGGGCGCGTAACAGGTCGGCGTTTGACTCTGACTTCATGGCAACACCTCAACTCTTAAACAACCTGAGGAAGTAGTATATACAAGAAGTAACCGAAGTAGTAGTACTGCGTCACACTTCTGCAATCTCTACGGATAGGTAGGTTAACTTCCCAGGGGATGGGGTTTGAGGGGGTGGAGAAGGCCCCCTACCCCCAGAAGCCTTATGGTTAAAGCTGTTTCGGGATACGAGGCCTCATGGGGCCCGAGTCCGGAGCCAGTGAGGCCAGCAGGGTACTACGACGCCCCCAGGTTTAACCCCTCGTCGCCTTCTTTGACTGGGACGGTTGACCAGGTCTGGTCAGGGGTTACAATGAATGCACCTTGACCTTACATCAGGTACTTTGCCCCAAAATGGGCAAAGGGCACAAGCCCCGGTTCCCCCAATGGACAGGGGCTTTTGTCTTTTTGGGGAACGTGATAGCTTGCAAAAGCGTGATGACTCAAACCGACGTGCACGACCCTTTAAGCCCCTGCCCTAACTCCAGGGGCTTTTTTTATGGCCCGGCCTAGAACAGATCCGCGGTCTATCAAGGACCGGGAGCGCTGGCGGCAGGCCATCTCGATTGCCAAGAATCTGGCGGTCATTGAGAAATGCCAGAAAGAGCTGCTTTCCAACTGGCGCAAGATCAGCGGGGAGGAGACTACCAACCTTCGGCTGATCTGCGATAACGCTTTCCGGCTGCTCAATAAGTGCCTGCCAGACCTGAAAGCAGTGGAGCTCAGTGGCCAGGTCGAGGTAACGGATTTCAGGATCCGGGCGAATCCGTGAGCGCGGTCACGGCCTATCTGCCCGATGATTGGCGGGCATGGCAGGCCGAGCAATGGATAAAGCTGAAACGGTTCAATGTCGAAGTAGTGCACCGGGGGGCGGGCAAATCCGTTTTCGCCTGCATCTGGTTACTGGTGGGGGCGCTGACATGGTCAGGCTCCGTGGGCGCTTATGTCGGACCGTTGCTGAAACAGACCAGGATGAATATCTGGCCGCTCTGGAAACGGCTTGCTGGACAGGTTCCCGGTGTGAGCTTTAATGAAACCGAACTGCGGACCGATTTCCCCAATGGCTCCAGGGTGCATCTGCTCGGGACCGAGAATGCCCACGCTATCCGCGGGGCGACCCTGAAGCGGGCAGTGCTCGATGAGGTGGCCCAGATCGGCCCCATTGCCTGGGGGCAGGTCATCTTCCCAGCTTTAAATCGCCCAGGAGACCCGGGTGAGGCATTGGCCATCGGTACCGTCAATGGCATGGCAGGGTTGTTCTATGAGCTCTACGAGCAGGCAGGGAGTAATCCTGAGTGGCATAGGGCCTATCTGCAGGTCACCGACACCGGCCTGTATTCGCCAGAGGAGATCACCCGGCTCAAGGCCAATATGAGCGCGGAGGACTTCGCCCAGGAGTTCATGCTCGACTGGAATGCCTCCATGCGGGGTTCCTACTGGGGAAAGGAAATGGCTGCGGCCGAGCGCGCAGGGCGCATCAGCCGGGTTCCGCATGATCCGCTGTTGAAGGTCCACACCAGCCTTGACCTCGGAATACGCCATGCCTTCGTGGTGTGGCTCTGGCAATGTGTGGGGGCTGAGATCAGGGCTATCGGTTGCCGGGCCTATGTGGGCTCCTCTATCCCTGATATCTGGTCTGACCTCACCACCCTGAAATATAACTGGGGCCGGCACTATGCCCCGCACGATTCCAAGGTGCGCGAGCTGGGGACGGGCAAGTCCCGCCTGGAGACAGCGCGGGCGCTCGGCTGGAAGTGGGAGGAGGTCCCCGAGATAGGTCTGAAGGCGGGCATCGAGGCCGTCAGAAACCTTATTCCGCGGATCTGGTTTGACCGCGAGGGCTGCAAGGCGGGAATAGAGGGGCTGAAACTCTACCGGCCCGAATACAACGACGTAGCCGGGGTGTACAGTCTGCAGCCGATGGATTCCTGGGCCAATGACTTTGCCGACGCTTTGCGCATGTTTGCGGTCGGCAGTCAGGGCAAGGTGGATGAGTGGCCGCCAATTGACTACAGCCTGCAGGATAGGGGCGTGATATGACCGATGACGAAATTGTCAGCATCCTCGAGCGGCAGATCCAGAGTGCGATCGACATAGGCCCCACCGATGATGATTTTCAGAAGGCCCAGGATTACGTCTATGGTCGGCCACGCGGTGATGAGCTACCCGGGCGCTCAATGGTGCAATCCCTCGATGTGGCCGACATGGAGCAGGCTACCGTAGCCCAGATCCTGCCGACCTTCTCCCAGGATGTGGTGTGCAGCTTTGAGCCCGATGGCCCAAACGATGAAATGCAGGCGCGGCTGGAAACCTCGGCCGTAAACCGCGTGATCCAGGAGGAAAACCGGGGCTTTATCCTGATCACCGAGGCCCTTAAGGATGCTGAGCGCTTCAAGAACGGTGTCATAAAGGCCTACCTGGAGGACAAATACGGCTCCCGGATGCTGCGGCTCAAGGCCGTAGACCCCGCCAATTTCTTCGTGGGACCGATGGTGGATTGTGTGCTGCTCTATGACTACGACTTTTGTGCCGAGCGCAAGCAGCTTAGCCGCGGCCAGCTGATTGAAATGGGCTTTGACCGCAGCGAGGTCGAGCTTATACCGCCAGAGGGCTCGCTTTCCAACGAAATGGCCATGAACCGGCACCGTCGACACTCGATGGAACCAGCCGAGTCAAGGGCGGGCTGGGCCACCGAGGTTGTGACGGTCTGGGAGTGCTATTCGGAACTCGACCCCGATGACAGCGGGACCACGGAGCTTTGGCGTTGCATCTTTGGGGGCCGGGTGCTGCTGCTTAAGGAAAAGGCCGATTACATCCCCTATGCCACGGGCACCTGCAACATCGAGCCCCACGCCTTTTGGGGGCTGTCGGGCTTTGACCGTCTGCGCACCGTGCAGGATGTAAAGACAGCCATCACCCGCCAGTGGCTTGACAATCTCGCCAACTGCAACAACTCCCGCACCGTGGTGCGCGATGGGGTGAACCTCGAAGATCTGAAAGCAGGCCGTCCGAGCGGAATCGTGAGGACCAACTCCACCGGGCCAGTGCAGGAAGCTATTATGCCCTTGCCGGTGATGGACGCCGGTCCCGCAGCCCAGGCCTTCCTGCAATACATGGACCAGGTACGGGCGGACCGGGGCGGGGCAGTGCTGCAGCTGGCGACTGGCGAGAGCCAGCTAGCCCAGGGGGCCATTGGCTCGCAGGGCATCGACCGAATCTATTCCGTGCAGGAAATGATCGCGGCCAACAAGGCGAAGACCTTCGCCGAAACCCTGATGCGTTCCTTGTTTCAGCTGGTGCACCTGATGCTGAGGACAGAGCTCAGGGAGCCCATGTGGCTGCGCCAGGCGGATCAGTGGGTCCAGGTCGACCCCACACAGTGGCGCCCCCGGGTGCGGGTTAACATAAAGTCAGGCCTGTCTCCTGGGGAGCGCAGCCGCAAGGCTGCCGCCCTGACGCAAATGCTCGGTCTGCAGTTTCAGGCCCTGCAATCGGGACTCGATGGGGTAGCGGTGAACGTCGACAACATCCATAACACCTGCCTAGACTGGTGTGCGGCAAATGAATTGGATGCCGGGGAGC